ATTCTTGAGTCTTCCAATTTTTTCGTTAGATCTAAACTTTTATTTTTGTATAATTCTAATCCTTTTACTTCTTCTGCGTAATAACCTGTACTAGCCACTCCTTTCCTTGAAGGTACTGCTTTACTCAATTTGATATTGAAATCACTTTCTGACATGGTATAATCTTTGGCAATATTATTGTAACCAAATTTTTCTAGAACAGGTTTATAAGCACTATTCATAGGTTGTAGGTTATTCTCTTTTTTTATGTATTGTCTATCTCTAATGCTCCAATTGTATCCCATTTTACCGTTATGTTTTGTGAACGGTGATATATATTCTCTTGATAATACACCTTTAGTCATTTTGAACAAATTGTACATATCACTGGGAACATGAACTAATGAACCAAGAGCAGCAAAAATTAAGAGATTGTTTTTGGCCCAATCAAATATATCTTGAGAAGTTAATACAAAAGTGGTCATTCCCTCAGGCTTAGGATGTAAGTATTTTTTCTCCACTAAATCTTGTTTAATTTCAGAAACTTCATCTTTCGATAATTGCATCAAATTTTCTGTAAGTACACTTTTAATGTATGTTAATTTATCTTGTTGTATTTGTGATTCAGCGTCCATGGTAATTAATAAGTTATTTTGATACGAATGATATGAGTGAGATCTCACGATAGGATTAACAGGTACTGTTGATCCAACAATGAAACCATTCGTTATTTCTGGGGTGGATAAATCAAGTGGTAATTTAGGTCTCAACCTTCAGGGTTTTGAATCTGCTAAGTAATTGTGGAATATCTTAGGGTAAAATTCAACTGATTCAATTTGCTTCATTTGGTGTTTCTTGACTGACTGAGTCAACGAATTAATTTCTTCACCATACTCTGATTCTAAATACTCATTCAATCCAGCTGATGTTGTGGGCATAAACCACCTTTCTTCTTTATCAGTAGCTTTTATGGGATACATATCATACACTGTTTTTAGGAACTTGGTCATGAATGGTATATTTTTATACTCTTCCAACCACGATAATATCTTTCAAGTAGCTGCTAATCAAAACTGCTTACTCATCCAATTACCTCTATGTTTTAAATCCCATCCCATTTTAAGAAACATTCTGAATGGTTTTCTATACCAAAATATATCTGAACCTATACTCTTGAATGTCATTTTTCAAAATTCTAATCCATCAATCCCGTGATTGACTCAAATGGTTACGTCCATACCTAATTTGTCATACATTGTTTCTGCTTTTTCAATGACGTTTTCATGATCATGTTCTAATAAAAACACTCATCCATCATCTCCTTCGGTTATGACCCTATCAGTCTCAAAACAGTAAGAATTTAGCAGATATGATAATAGAGAGTTACCATGTGATGTTAATGGTTCACCTGATAGTCTTCTTTTGTTGATAAGAAAATTAAACCTACCATCACTTGTTGACCCGATCATTTTTCCTTTGTTTACTAGATCTAAAATACTTTCAGCTTTTGGTGTGGTTTTAAGAACAGCATACCTTTCTATTTCTAAAAGTGGTGCTATAATAGAATTATCGTATGATTTGAAATCAGTTGCAATACAAATATCATTATGTTTATAAATTCCTATAAATTTGTCAAAAATTTGTTCTGGTGATTGTCCTTTGATTCAACCTTTCATACCTTGCTCAAATTGTTCCATGAACGGTGATCAAACGGCTCTAGTCAAATTTCTAATTGAGTGTTCTAAAGGACCTATCATTCTTGGCATACTCTCTGTGCCTGCGATTATTTCTTTTTTTGGGAAGACGAAAAAATCTTGTTTTGGGTAATTAGTTTCTATAGCTTTGGTTAATTCTTCTATGTAAAATTTTTTGATGCCCGAAGTTTTATTGGACATTTTTATTATCTCTAACGCCATTTCATGAGCATCTTGCAATTTATTATTGGCATCGTGATCTATGTGGAAATGCTTATCTATAAATTTTTTGCTCCATTCTGTGAACTTTCGCATCTCTTTTGGATCAAATAATTTTTTTCATGAATTGACTCTATTTGAAAAAGCCATTAAAGTGTTATGATCTCATCCTTTATTATGATGCATATCTAAATCGAAGATTAGCCCTACTTGGTGGATGTTACATGGTTTACTATCACAATTTTCAAATTTTTTTGCTTTTATGATTAGTGAGTCAGGGTTGAATGTTCCTCATTTGTATCCCATGCAATTACCTGATTTTTTGTATCCTGTTCCTTCAACAAATTCTAACTCACCATAAGTAGGTTCTATTTCAACCATTTTCTCTATTTCTTCATTATGCTTACATACTGCTTTTTCAATAGTCATATTGGTTCGTTGCTTGTAGACACCGAATAATGACAAATCCTTCATATCATTTTTGACCCAGTTATCTTGGGATATAGTTATGATCATGGATCTCGTTCTAGCTAATATAGCTCAATTGTTGACATTTGATCTCAATTTTTTATCTATTATTAAATTTTCTTCTCTAAGTCTTCTCAATTTAATTCATAAAGTGCATTCGAATTCTGGTTTATGGGGTATCTCCACTCAAAGTGGGCAACAGCAATTCATAGTTATTTGTTTTGTTATTGTGATCAATTTAGATAATTTGATGTTAGTTAGATTTTCTGAAGTCCCGTAGAATGCGTTAAGAGCATGATCAGGTACTGTAATTTTGATATTCTTGTTATAATTTCGAGGAACTCATGGTCTAGCGTGTCCTCTATGTATTATCATCGACATATAATCTTCATCAGTGTGTTCAAAATTTCCACCTGTTAATGATGTTTTGTAACCTGTCCAAAAAACATTTATGTTAATATTGTTTTGCTTTATCCAATGTAACAGTATATTCATGGGCACTCCTCTGTTGAATGTGTGTAAATGAGTGTAACCTTGTGCTTTACAATACTTATTAAACTCATGAGCCGGATGTGCCATAAACAGTTGGGGATCGTTACCATCTCTCATTAAGAAGCAACTTAACAAGCTTTGGAATACTCACTCTGTCCCAGATTCTCCCGAACCTGCTTCTACTGCAGTTTTGCTCACATAAGGGTTTATTTGGAACGGTCCTAATATGTCTCTATTTGCTCATTCTTTAGCTTGATAGTATCCATCTCTTTCTTCTAAAATATCATCAAATTCTCTAATTCTTTCAAAATTTAATCTCCATCCTAAATTCTCACATCTAACAAAAGTTTGTTCCGTACCTATGTTGATTGCTTTCTCCTTGACTATAATGTTAGTGTGTATTAAATTCATTCCTACTACATCATATGCTGCATAATGGATTAATCTACATGTCAGAATAGGTAGCTTGTATCCTTTATAAGCTTGATTACCTTTATTTACTTTTGATGACAAACTTTGGGAATTTAGAGCTTGTGTTAATCCTCATTTATTCGTTGTGATTTGCCTTATTGTTTGTGCTACTCCACCGAACAATGATTGATATATGGCTTGTTGATCTATTAGTAAATAGGGATCTGGTATAAATTTACTCTCCATTGTTGCGTCCCAAGCCCAATATCTTCCTATGCTACTCAATTTTTCCATTATCCTATAACGGTGCCAATTAACTTGAGATGAGTTCATCAGTAACACGAAGAAACCAGGTACAGGTACTAGTGGTCAAATTTGTATTCAAGTATACATCTTTCCAGACTTTTCTAGATCAATCGCGAAATCAAATACGCCATAAGCATGTGATAACATCATCATTTCATCAAATAATCTACTCCAGAGTTCAATGCTATTAGTAGTAACTGTTGTAGCACCTGACACTTTTGTAACTGATAAATGTTGTTCAACTTGATCTGGATAATCCTCTGGTGTTAAATCACCGTCTTTTTCTCCTACATTATAACGTAGTTTGAGTATTGGATGCGAAGTAATATTTATTTCTTCAGTGTGTGGATCGTTAACAAATCAATAATCATAACCAAAATGTATCACGTCTGTGAGTTTCTTCAAAGTAAGTCCATCTACATTTTCTCCACTTGTCAGTTCTTTGTATAATGGATTAATAAATTTTGGCAACATGAGTCACTCAATATTCGACGTGAATCCTCATACCACTTGAGATTGTTTATTTAAGAATCCAGTATTGTCTCTTTCAATTTCAATACCCACTACCTTTCTATAAATCATTCTTTCGATACTCGTGAATGGATTGTATAACAACCCAAATAATTTTTCTTCTGAAAAGGATTTTAATGGTGTATCTAAATTATCATAATATTCTGAAGGGTCTTTTATCATAAGATTATGGTCAATTTTTGGAATATCAAACCCATATATCTCTTTGCACTTTTCATTGAATGTAGTAATTATTGGTATATCATCTCTGATTATTGGTATTTGCCAATCAGGATATCTAGGTTGCCCATAATACTCTGCTTCTTCATCATAATCTTCTGGAAGTGGCATATTCTGATTAAATGCATAATAGTATTGGTAAGGTAGGGAACCTGGATTAGCTGCGTCAAACTCTGATTCATTTTTAACTATTTCATCAATTAATTCTCCTCCATTGGCGTTAGGTGATTGTGGTTCATTTATGATATCCGCATCATCATGGGTGTCCTTGAGCACTTTCTTTTCTTCTTCAAGTGATTGTGGTTCAACCATGTCATCTATAACATCGTGAGTGTGTTTTACCATCTCTTTTGTTCCTTGACCATGTTCTATTTTACCCTCATTTGAGTCATCTTCATTTTTACTGGTGAGAGTCAACTCTTCCTTCAAATTAGATAACAATAATCGATTTGATATTCCTCTTGCATTAAACTCTATTAATTCTTCAGTAGCTTTATCTTTATGATCTTCGAAGTCTAATTCATTAATATCTGACAATGTGTTTTTGATACCTTGATGAAGGGTTGATAATGCTATTTTACTGATTGATCCTACATATTTTAATACTCTTAAATGGAATAGGAATAGTTTAGCTCTTTTGAATATGAGTAATTCTATAGTAAGGTAAGCCATTATTGATAACATATAAGATAAACCTGGGTACAGTGGTATTTCTTCACCTACTAACTTACGATAGGTAATACCTATACTGTCTGTTACTGCATAAAATACTACTAAATAAGCGTTATAAGTTATTACTTGTATTGCCATGAGTGAAA